CACTTGCCAGATGGACACCATCGCCCGCCTCAAATAACGTCGTTAGGTCTTGTTGGTACATGTACCCGAGGCGCTCCATCTTACCGCACCACTGTTTATAGATGGTTTCGGATCCAACCGTGAACATTCCACCGTTCTTATCGCCACCTACAAAATTGGCGACAAAGAAATTTGTGATTTCCGAAACCGTATATTTCCGGGCGAGTCGATTAATGCCCATTAGATCTCGTCGCGCGGCAAACGATTGTTCTGTCGCTCGCACCCGCCCCTTCATCTTAATGATATTGTAGTTGGGGCGGGTAAAATGGAGCTTCATGGCGAGGTACAACTTGTACACCTGGAACGGTGTCATGCACCCGCAACCTTCTGACATGCATCAACACGGTTTGCGTGTTCGTCAAATCCACGCATCAGGGCATTTGCAAACCACCCAATCACTGTGCCTTCGTCGGTCGCAAAAAGAGGATCACGCCGTGCACGGTAAACAAATGCACTTGCCCAGTCTCTCGCATCAAATGATTCTGCAAACTTTGTATCAAAATCTTCGCCTGACTTGACAACGTCTACTGCGATAATTTCAACATTTTGTACGTGACCGTCGTTTACATGACCAAATACGCGAAGTGATGAATGAAGCCGCTGCCTAGGGACAAGTTCCAAAGATCTGCCCTGTGGCGTATCGATCGTTTCAATATCACTCTCTAACGATCCGTCGTCTAACAACTGAAGCCGCGTTACGTGGTGTGTTACCGACGAGAGATCAACGGTGGGACGTACCTGATTTGTCCAATACTCACCAAACGCTCTTCGTACAGCGATCCTTTCTTGATACTGATCGATTGCACTCTGAAGTACGGCCCTCGAATAAATTCTACCATTGATTGTTGGTACATCAGCGACAATCGTGTCTCGCAATGTAATCTTTTTCATATAGGGAGGTGCCCAGTAATGGTTTTGCGGATAAGATGTAGTGCTTCGGCCTCCGCTTGGAGCCGGGCTTTTAGTGAGCTATTAACAAGTATAGCGACACTTTCGACATCAATGTCTGCCTCCTCACAATATGCCACTAGCGTGTCAAGACAACTGACATGTGTTCGTGACGCTTCTGTTTCGATATGGAGGGAGAACGCGTCGGCCGTACGGAAGCGACGAGTGATGATAAATTCATCTGTGATGATATCATCGGGTGCAACAGGAGACTTCGCCATAATATACTAAAAGCCGGTTGAAACGTAAAAGAGATGAGGACCGATCTGTGCAATCGGTCGAACAGTAGCGGCCCACTGGGGTTTCACACTTACGTTGTGAAAATACAACGCATTCTTAATCAGTGGAAGTCGAACGTTTTCGTACAGCACCTTCTTAGCAACTGCCATGGCACGTGATGCGATCGCTTCCGTGACCACCATTTGTCGTTTTGCACAGGTCCACGAAAATTGACATCCACGCTTTCCATGTTGGTACACAACATCGCACACAGACTTCGGAAAGAACTTCGACGCGACACGATTCATCGTTACGGTGGCCACAGCCAATTGCCCTACGTAAGATTCCTCAGGTGCTTCGTGCGAAATATTATCTGCCAAACATTGTACATCTTGTCCTGTTACCACAGATTGAGCTGCAACAGGATGGATAGCACAGACGATCATTAATAACCCAATCATGAGCGATTGCTTAATGAAGGCTGTCATGGGCACCTCCGTGTAAGGGAAGGCTTACGGCTGCCTTATCACATTGTTAGTTATGCCACGCCAACACGTATGGCAAGGGGTAGACTACTTCTTACACCCCTGACCCTGGTTACACTGACTGTGTGTGCAACAGTTGGTAGAACAATCTGCATCCGTGACACAAAACTGGAGACGAAGTGATACAGTGTCGCCTGTCTGCGTAACGTAATATGCCTCAGGTGCAGCAGTATTGACTTCACTAGCATTTTTATCATATACACAGGCAGTGATCACACACGTGAAGGCGTTACCTTTACCATCGCTCCCAGTAATAATGATTGGGTACCGTCCTACTGCTTGATCTGCAGGTGGAGTAACTGTCACAGTATTGTTGGCAAACGAAGCCCATTTTGGAACAAAATATGCGTGACCGTTAGGAAATGTAAAATCCTTAAGTCCTGCCTCTGTGATTGGTGCTGATGGTGTCACAGTAAGCGTTGCGCTTGTGCCGCGTTGAACAATAATCTGTTCTAGACGACCTACACCCCACACATCAGTTGCAATATTTGCAGGCGTAAAGGTCCGTGTGAGGACGTTTGGCGTAGTACCATAGATCGTCTCATCTCTAAACAAGACATTTTGTAAACCGAACGCAACAAGGTTATTTTGAATGTCTATAGCGCTCATGGTAGGATAGCGCTCTATGAAATGACACAAAATACCACTTGTGATTGCAGCAGCTACTGACGTACCGCTCTCTGTTGTCGCTGTTCCATCCATGGCCATAGTCACGACATTAATACCAGGCGCAGTAATATCAACATCGGGTCCCCAGTTACTCCCGTTGCCCGCTGCCCAATCAATCACTCGATCGAAAACGTCGGATGCGCCTACGCCGAGTACCGAATCTAGTCCAACTGGCGAGAACAGGTTGCTGTCCTGCTTACTATTTCCTGCAGCCGCAACTACAACCAATCCTCCCGATTCCAGCTTCTGTATTTCCTGATCGAGAATTTGACTCTTATTAATAAGCCATGAACAGTTTACAACCTTGATGTTATTTGGTGTCTTACTGTGATCATCTAAAATCTCATCGAGTGCAGAAAGGATAGTTGTGACTGGTACCGCATTTCCGGTTGGAATTACAACACTCTTCACTGTTGCGTGTGGTGCGATACCCAATGTGTCACCTACAATCAGTGTCGCAAGTGTGGTGCCGTGGATGCCCGGGTTGAATACCCCATTGTAGCTCCACAGGTCAATAATATCAGCACCTTTAAGATCGGGGTGTGTAAGATCGATTCCTTCATCCACCAAATACACCGTCGACCCAAACCCCTTATAGATTGCATGATTATCCTTCTTTAGAGGGAGGGTATCGGTGGCAATACGAAGTTGCTGCCATGGTGTAGCAGCCTGGCTGGTCGCTGTAACGGTTAATTCTTCTTCAACAGTCTTGATGTGTGGAAACTGCTTAAACACGTCAGCACTTGTGGCAGTGACGTTTAGCAGTGTGAGTTTCTTGAAAATAATATTGACGGTCACCCCAGCTGCCTTAAGGGAATCTGCAGTCGAGGTAACGTTCTCAGGGGTATCTATCGCTAGATTAAAAATTGGCATGGGTGCTCCGTAAGATGTTCACTATTCTTAGATATTTATACGAAGCGGGTGTGAAGATGGGGGACTTGGCGCATCAATGTGTCCGTGCGGTAGAGTTGATTCCAATCAACACCCATGACCGCGTGTTGCTGCTGAATAAGTTCAAACCCCGTGTGTTTAGGTCTGTCCTCAAACGGAAAATGAAATCCCCACGAGTTATAGATATGTTGCTTCATCTTTCCTACCGCTGTCCTATCCTTTACCTGTCCAACAGTGGAGGGTAATTTGAGACTAAGCGCATAAAGTTCGTAGGTGTCTTGAAGTAGCTCACAGCCCTGTTTTTCTTCACTGCGCCATTGTCGATAGCAGGCATGAAAGGAGGAGTTAGCGGAGGAATCCCCCGGTGCCTGTCGGAGTGAGCCACCGAGGATCACGGGGCGGTCTAGTTGAGTAAGTGCCCACAGATGGGCCGCAAGTTGCGGACTCGCACACTGAGCGCTCCGTGCGGTGGTGAGATATTGATCCGTTTCGTAGAACGTTTCAAAGTTAAGTGTAAGGATCTCTAGCGGCTTTCCGAGTATCCCAGCAAGTCGCTCAACCCAATAGCGTTCATGACTATTAAACAGTTGCCCATGATACCGATACTCAACGTGAAGCAACGTATAGGGGGCCCCGTGCTCATGGACCGCCGCTGCCACAACCTCACTGTCAAGCCCTCCGCTTACAAGGACAACAGGTTCGTAGTAATGCCGTGCGTCGACTGCCCGAAGCAGAGCCTCTCGGTAGTCCGTGTACATGGGTAACGTTTGTGGAGTGATGTGAATGTAGAAATACTTCTCATCATTCCAGATTGTTTTGTACTGGTCGGAGCCTATCGTGATCTTGTCCATACATTCCTCCAAAGACGCAGAAACCCTGCCCTTTTGTAACGTGGGCAGGGCTTCAGGAATTAGCTTCTGTTCCGGAGTGCTAACTCAAACTCGGTTGTGGGACAGCTTACGCCGTCGCCATGCTGTTGTACCCGAACGCCGTAGCGTAGAGGTTCACAGGCTCAACGATGTCATTTGAATTGACATTTAAAGGATTTTCGCTGTGTATCGTCAGTCGCTCACGGATAGATCTCTTAGCTTTCGTACCAGTCGATACCGATCGCCCCCCGAAAATGTGTACGGGTGTTGAATGGAGGCGCCGGGAATTGAACCCGGGTGTTGGTGGCGTCCACTTTGAGCATTGTACTATCATCCAACAACTACAGAACCTAACTACTGATTAGCGCTTCATATCCGCCTCTCGGTTAAGCCGTCCCGGCATCGTTTGTTGTTTCGTCCACCTATATTTATACGTTTCCCACGTTACTTACAAGGCTATCAATACCCTTTACGATATTTACCCTGTTGTGCCAGTACACATAATCCCCTTGCGCCACTTAATCCGTTGATACCATCATGCCATGAATGGATATCTTCGCATATCCAGAAACCTGCATACAGTAGCCATGGATATGATCGGCTATCTTCTTACGGAGACTAGACTTAAAGTCGATAATGGATAACGTCCCATCAAACTCTGCAACACAATCACAGCGTCCTGCCAGTCGTAGATAGTCTGAGTAGAGAGCGGCTTCTTGAAGACAAATGTTGTTGATTCTATTGAGATGTTTCTTCATCGACACAAACATCTCAAGATCCATCAACTTCGGCTGAACTGGCTCGTTGTTCAAATACTGCTCAACGAGCGTGTGTATTCGCGTCCCTCGAGCTCCTGCCCTTGCCCCTACCCGAGCGGCTTCTTCCTTTCCTACTCGGCGTCGCCATGCTTCGATGCCATCGCGGGAATGGATTTTTAGGACGGTTGTAACAGACGGATAACGATGTCCACTCGGTGTCTCGTAGAACCTGTTGCCACCTGGCAGTGTGACTGCATGTGCACTTGGTGGTGGCACGACGGGCAGGTGGACAAACATCAGAGCGCTTTATAGCGATTTGGTGTTCGTGATAATTTGTCGCCGAGATTTGAGCCCGGAGTGTTTTCATGAATCTTCGCTAACACCTCTTGGAACCCTGTGGGGAGTGGTCGGTTAAGAATTCGTGTCGAGTCAGCACACACCTGACTTGCCCCGATCCGCGACTCCACCTTTAGCTGCCCACACGACGGGCAAGCTTCCATGGTGGGGAGATGGCGCTTGCTCATAGACAAGAACTTCTCAAACCCCACTTGGCACGCAGTGCATTGGAACACGTATGTAGGCATATGTTATGCCTCACACATGATTGTGGGCCAGTATCCAGGGCCTGATGGAACAGTGACAGGGAGTGGTGGTTGTGGCACTACAAGCCAGTAGGGTGATGGATAAACAGGTTGGACCCACGGTGTCTCCCATGGTTTTTTATGCTCTTCAGTAACCTTCACACCCGGACGAACAATCTTGAACTTTTCCGTGTATCCACACTTCATGCAGATGTGCTCATAGACACCGGGGAGCAAATCGGCAATAATTGGGTTGTGGTCGGGACTGTTACACAGTTCAAGTAGTTCTCCAACACGCGTTGTCGGCATATTATTTCAAATCCTTGAAGGCATCGGCCTCATCCTTATCTTTCCGTATTTCGATAAAGATTGGGAGGAAGAGTGACCATGTGCCATCTTTCTTTTGGATCTTCTCGTTGTACTCAATACTTATGATCTGGTCCATCACGTCCTTCTTCTTAAGCTCTTTCCGTTGCTTGTCGGAGAAGCCACTCCCAACGTCCACCTTCAGAAGGCCGTCGCGAGTTTGAAGTTGAATGGCACCGAGCATTCCCTTGTACTTACCCGTTCCCTCTGTCCATCCCGTACACAACAAATCTGCTTCCTCGACGCCCTTGATCTTGATCTGCATCTTGGACCGTCTGTTTTCCCACGGCATCCGAGGATCCTTCACAATCACCCCCTCAAGGCCCTCACTCCGATACTTTCTAAAGAGCGCCGTGACTTCGTCGTAGTTGGCGACTGTGTGAGTAGGGATGATGTATTTCGGTGGGAGTAGCGTACACAAATGCTCGAGCCGTTTTGAGTACGGTGTCTCGTCACGCTCGCACTTAAACGCTTCGTACGTCACAACATCCCAAATTTGACACGTGATACGCTTCGCGTCCTCGTCATTAATATGGTCGCGATTAAAGTAGCCGTTCGCTGCCTTTCGCGGCATGACGTTGCCGTTCTTCTCATGCATCAACAGTTCACCGTCAAACACTAAGGCTTCATCACCAGCGGCATCGAGGAACACACTGTCCAGGACCGACACTGTGAGGAGTTCTTGTCCCTTTCGACTGAAGTACCGGACTGCCCCGTTCTCGACAATCGCATTGAACCGCATTCCGTCGCTCTTAAGCTGACAGATGCCCGGCCACTGGATCTTCTCAATGAGGTCAATGTCGAAGGGCTCGGCAAGCAGGACAGGGTATTCGGGAATGAGCTTCTTCCACACCTTGTTAGGTGTCGTTGCCACTCCGCACCGCAGGTCCTTGAGCAGCACACGTTCCAACACCTTTGCATCGTCAGCCGACAGTGACTCCAGCAACGCTTTAATGAGTGTCGTCGCTGCCTTCCCTGTCACCTTCCGCGTACTAATCTTTTTCTCAACTTCATTGAGCACATCATCAAGTTCACGAGCTTCTTCTTGACCAAACACTCCACCACCGCTCGCATAGTCAGGTAGCTTCCGCACGTAATACATCTTGAAGGGATTGAGTGCCATCTCAATCACCCGTTTGAGCAGTTTGTTGTTCTTCTCTCGAGTTAGGATCTCGAGTTTCTTGTTTTTGCTCGTTGTGGATGCCAGCTCGACAAAAATGCTGTTGGTACTCTTACTCACAGTGTCCTCGGGAATGGGCATACAATAATGTATATGTGGTAAAGATGAAAGTCAAGACGTTCTACGTGTGTTTCCGTACCTAATTAGCCTACATCCAGGCACGTCTTCCTCGGACAGGTAACGCCACGGGTCCACCACAATGGATCCAGGCTCAATAGCCGTATAGAATGCCTGTGTGTTGGCACCAATCGCATAGGAGTGTGAATATGTCGTTGGTGCATGATGTGCCATTAACACAATTCCCTTCACTGAGGCAGGCACACTCGGCTCAGTGAGTGGATCAATGTATGTAACATCTATTCGAAGATAACTTTCGATCAATAAACTGTAACTTCCGTTTGTGTATTCAACACCCGGCTTATATGATTTCCCATGAATATACACGGGTAGTCCAGTACTCAAATGTAAATCAAACAGTCGACTCGCTATGTGTCGTGCCTGCTGCTCACGTGCTTCCATAATGGTCGCAAAAACATCATATCGCAGATCATACTCCTGTGCCAACCAGCTTAACGCTATATTGTCGCGTGGATGACATGCACCTGCATCTCCCATTCCGGGTTTCATAAATGCAGGTCCAGTGATACGTTGCGACGATTGGGCAAGGGCAGTTGC